GCTCTATCTATATCGTCAAATATTTCAATACCTTCATCTTCATCACTACCAATTTCACTGATCTTCTTAATTCTCTTATCAAGCTTATAATTAATTTCATCATCAAATCCTTTTTTTAGATTTGACATAATAAAATCTGCTAGATCACCATATTCACCTTGCTTGATAAAATTATAAACAGCCTGTTGTACAGCATCACCATCGTAATCAAGGTTCTTATTAATTACTCTATCATTCCAGTTTTTAATATTTTCAGCAATACCCATTAAGATTTCTTCATCTACTGGATTTGCCGATTGTTTATATCGAGTGATTGCATGAAAGATACTTTTATTCTGTAGGTTTGGTATTTTACCATACTCATCGTAGTATTCTCTTATGACAGTAAAAAATCTTCGATGATTAGGATCATCAAAATATTCTGTCTTAAGAAAAGGAAAAATATCGTTACCAAATTCAGGCTCTGTTAATATCTGCCACAATACTTTCAATTGATAGCCACTGCCGAGGTAGCCATCAATAGTATATTCTTCTATCATTCTATAATTTTTTTATTGTTATTAATAAACAGGAATAAGAGAGTTTTAATATCTTAAACTACGTCTTGTGTTTTTCACAAAATTAGGATTACTAATGTTTTCCAACATTAAACTCCTACGCTTATTAGAAAGGTCTCTTATTTGATTAATATGTAAACCATAAGTATAGATCAGATCGTAGTCGTCCCACATATGAGTGGTATCTTGATCTTTAAGTTTACTATTAATTTCTTGAGCAATATCATCCACTGTCTCACTCAACTCTATTGAGAATCTAGATGAAGGGTTATATCCTTCAACATAAAAATCTCTCTCAACTATTGGATTATCATTGATATATAAACCAAACTTAAATTGAATGCCACTATAGGTTTTTCCATTAACCGTCTGGTTCGATCTTTTTTTAAGCTTTAGCTTGTCATTAAATGATTTACCGTTGCTACTTTGTAAATCCAATAGATTTTTATAGTAACCAAGGAAATCATATGTTTTTTCACCGAAGTCTATCTTGTGTGATAAATTTCTTCTTGATAATGCTTTCTGTAATCTTACGATAATAGAAAATATGTCTTCTCTGATATCTACCGAATAACGAACAACAGGGTTAAAAACATCTGCTGAAAACAGGGTTTCAATTATTGTTTCGTCAGCTTGATATAAACCAAACTTAAACATATTCTCATGTTCTTTATTTTCCATCTTAATATATATTTTTGTTATGCATTCCAAATATACCTTATAATTTTTAAGAAGTCAATTGTTTTAAATCAGGTTCTTATCTTTTTTCAAATAATCTTTATACATCTGCTTCTCATTCATTATTACAGGATAAAATGGCTCAATATAATTTGCAAAAGTTCCACCGTAAACCGATAAAAATTCATCCTCTTTCATCAGCTTAATAAGATTCTTTGAATTTCTGTCTTCATCGGATAGTGGCATATCAATTAGTTGTCCTAATTCTTCTTCTGCATCATCATTTAAGAATGGCTCAGAAAGATTCATTAGTTTATGATTTATCTTCAATCTTTCAATACTAGAAAGTAGACTTTCAAATGCTTTTAATGGTTTTTTCTTATTCTCAATTCTTTCCTTGTTAATCTCATCAGCTCTTCTACATATTTCTCTAACAGTAAATTGCTTGAATTTCATCTCAGGAAAATGCTTAAGTAATGTAGTTGACTTAATTCCCTTTATTCCAACTAAATTATCCGAAGTATCGCCTTCGATTATTTTAATCGATAATGCATTCTTATAGTGATAATCAAATTCAAAAAAGAAATTGGTTTTATTTATTGGATTTTCAATATTACCGAACTTGATAGTTATATCATATTCAAGTAGTTGAAGAAAATCCCTGTCATTAGTGTATATTGTAATATCTTCATCTTTATTACTCTCCATTACATATGCAGCAATTAAATCATCTGCTTCGATTTCATCCACTTCTATTTGCCTAATAAATAATTCTTCGGCATATGACTGAATACTTTTTCTCTGCTTTAATAAAGACTCTTCTTTATATTGCTCTCTTCTTATCTCAGCTTCGGATAACTCAATTTTACCATACCACTTCTTATTCTTACGATTAGCTTTATAGGCTGGATCAATGACATGTCTATAAAGACCGCCATTTTCTCCATCCCATGCAAGTATCACTTTATTAGATTTAAAGTCTCTTATGAGTTTTCTTAGTGTTGTCATAAAGGAATATAGTCCACCGATATGTCCATAACTATCGGTGTACGTATCCTTAGCTCCATTAAAAGATCGTTTTAATAGATATGATGCATCAACTAATAATGTTCTAGTCCTCACAATTAACTATCCTTTTTCTCTTCTTCAAAATCATCCATTAATTGTTGATTATCAGGTTTTTTTTCATCTTTCAACGACTTAACCTCATCCTCTAAATCATCATGATTGAATTCAGTCTCAGCATCAACAACATATTTATTCTTGATGTCATCTGCAGTGATATTTTCTTCCCTTAAAACATCTCTAAAGAATTTTATATGATCCTTCTTATATTTATCTTTATCAGATGAATCAGTACCAATAAATCCATGTGGTGTTGAAATAAGTTTACCTTCGAATGATATACCACCTAGATCACCATCAATCTGATTCTTCTCTACTCTGATCTTAGTTTCTACACCATAAGATACATCAGAACCACCGAATGTTGCAGCAATCTTCTTAGTACCATGTGATGCAATACCACCATGATGAAATATCAATCTAGCACCGTAAAATAATGCTTCACCACCTTTATGTTTAATGACACCAGCACCCATACTATCAACCCAAATCTTTTGCACACCGACTAAGGTATTAGTATATGGTTTATCTACTTTTCTAGACCTTGGTAATCTACTATTAACTAGATATTTAAATGATTTCTCAAATGCACCAGCGTTCCACATGTTATTATCACTACTATTCTTCTCATGTGCATTGATTGTTTTAATACAATCTAAAGTACCGAATGAATCGACAGCGAATAATAAATCATATGGTAACTCACCTGCATCTTGTAAATCTAAGAAGTGATGAATACACTCTGCCATGTCTTCTATGGCTGCTTCTTGTCTGTTTTTATCATGATTTTTACCAAAGTTTTCTAATAGATAATCATTATCAATATAGATAAAGAATCCATCATCGTCATCACCTAAATCAAATCCCATTTTTTCTAAACGAGATAAACTCAAGTTATTCTCAGTATCAATTATAATAGGTAATACACCTTGTTTTTGTGCACCTACAATCGCTTCTGAAAGTGACGTTGATTTACCTGTATTTGAAAATCCTCTTGTTAATGCAACATAACCCATTGGAAATCCATCTAGTCCTGTTGCTTCCTTAAATGCTGGAGAACATTTCAACCATTTTAATGGTTTATTTGCGATATTCTCGCTATTTGTTTTTTTCTTAAAGTCTGTCAATGAAAAGCTCTTCTTACCTGTTGGCTTTCTTGCAGCTTTGTTTGTTGGAGTTTTAGCCATTATATTTTTATTTATAACTAAATGTTAATGTTAAAAAAAGGTGGAAGATAACTCCCACCTTTATATAGTATTATATTGGTTATTTAGAAAGGAAGATCATCATAATCTTCTTCGGAATCATCACCTGCAGGAACTTGTTGCTCTTGCTGTGTTTCTTTTGGTGGTTCATCTGGAGTATTCTCAACTGGTGCTTGACTAGCTGCAGTCTTTTCTACACCACCACTTAAGTCTACTGCATCGTCATTATACTCACCAACATCTTCTTTTGAAACATTGTTGATATCAACACCATCATAAGACTTTCCAACAACGTCAGAAGCTTTCTCCACTTTTCTTTCAGTAGGTTGAGTTGAACCTAGAGAATTATTCCTATTGTTCATTTTCTCTTGTTTTTCATAATCTCTTGGATCAGGAAAAACCCACTTCTTGTTATTAGAATCTGAATCATCCCAATATGGATCAGTACCCCTAGCAACACGATCTAAAAATTCAGAGTCGGTTAATTCAGGTGCACTTGCAGGTTTAAAAACATCTCTCCATGTTTTGTCATCACTCAACCACTGATTACGAATTAATTCGTCCTCAACTAATGGTGATGAACCTCTTGCCATAATGTTAGATACATCTTTAAATGTTCTGTTAGAACCCGGTATCTGATTATCAACAACACTGATAATTAAATCAGTACCTTTGAAAGGATCAGCAAAATCAACTTGATTTTGCTCTACAAAGTTTTGTAGTGCTGGCATTAATTTATCATAGATACCTTGTTTTTTAAAGTTATGTTTGAATCTCCAAAACTTAACGCCATCACCAGTACTGTTTTTGTCAATACCTTTAACAATATAGAATTTTTTTGCATCGAATCCCATAGCATCCTTATAGATTCTATCGTTTTCTTTTTTAATCTCCAATTGTTGAGCGTTCATATCATCTTTCTTAACTTTAAGAATAGATCGATCTTGCTTTTTAAGCAACTCATCTTTTTTGTCACAAATTGGACATGGAGCAGGAATCATAAATGGTTTACCATCCGCATCCGTTACAACATTACCGTTAGCATCAACTTTTGCTACTTCTGGATCGTTGTGTTTTGGACAGTAAATTTTTCTCCATCTTTTTCCCTCTGAAGAATTAGTTTTTACTGCATGAAAAAATGCAGTCTCAACGTGTCTACGACCAGCTTGTGGTGGTAGAATTCTAAATACTTCTTTTTCTTTTCTTGGGGTAAAATACCTAGCGAGGATTTCTTGTTTGCTAAGTTTCTTAGGTTTATCATCGCCTTGAGTTTTGTAGTCAGCGAATAAGGCTTTCGCTGCATCAAGATTACCACCTTGTGGTGCTCCTGAATTCTGATTTGTGTTTTCCATTAATAATTACACTTTATATTTAAACTTCACTTATATTACTCTTCACTTTTTTTGTTATGCTTTACAATACTACGAATTAAATTTTCAATTGTCAATCTTTTTCAACTTTTCACTTAATTT